TAAAACCATGGAATACATACTAACATTAACTGTTAACCGGCTATATAATCCCGGGTGTACGGTGCCTATGCTTCCTATTTTAAAGGGCCCTCAAGGCTGCGGGAAAACAAAATTTATACAAGATCTTACCGGTAATTGGTATACCGATTTTAATTTAGTAATGAAAACATATACTAAAGATGAAATGGAGAAATTGCAAAGATCCTGGATTATAGAAACCACTTTAGAAACTCGTAATTTACCGTATATCTATTACACATTAATAAACGAAGATACTTACCGTAAACCCTATCAACAACGACCAGGAACGTATAAAAGACAATGCTTTTTTATAGCTACTACGAATTTAGAAGAAATAAAAGGTGACTGGTTATTTAATGTTAAACAAGGCCCTGGCGTCATGAATAGAGATCAGATATGGGCCGAAATAATGCATTATTTTAAGGGTAGACCAGTATAAAAAACCCTCGGTAATGTAATGTTAATGTAATTGACATCTAACTATAAAATGTTGTAAAATGTCAGAATAATAAGAAAATTACGATAAAAAGTACCAATAAAAGGGATCATGGATTTTTATAGGGGTGGCAATTCTCCCCATAAAATCATACCAGAATATATAATAAAATAATTTGATATTAGTTAAGGGGGCTTAAAACCACGGGAGAGTGATCGCATATGGAATTTATCTGTAATGTTTGCGGTGACAGAATGGAAATCATTGACAATGATTGCTGGGGGGCAACATGCCAATGTTCCAATACTCTTTGCCACCGATTGATAAAAATAATACATCAAATGGTGAAACTTAAAGAAAATAAACAGCAATTCATAAAAGTATGAGAGGAGAAATAAAAGCCATCTAATTAATTAGATGGCTTTTATGCTTACATTACTTATTGCTTCCAGTTATTTAAGTCAATATAAAGTTCCACCATCCATATTGACCAGACTTTAGAAACTATTGCAACTAGTTCTAAAGCAAAATATAGCGGACTAAAGCTATATTCGATTTTACCAACATGGACATAATACCATAAAAATCTTATTTTTGTCAATGAATGTCATGTAAAAGTAAAAAAGTCTACATTTTTATGTAGACTTGTCAGAATTTTTAAAATAGTAAATGAAACTAAAACCATGTTAAATTATAATTAAAAGGACAATCTAATTATAGCATATATAAGGGGCGGCAAAAACTTTAAATTGACAATTCAAAATATAATTTATATAATACTGATGAGTATAGATAAGATTTAAGAGTGTAAAAAGGATCCACACAAGCGATGGATCCTTCTCACTTACCAAATAAAAAGGATCCAATAAGGCCCACACAGCAAACAATTTATTTTACACTTTAAATGTAAAGATAAATGGGCCTAGATATTGGATCCTTTTTATTTATGTTGACTTTTAAAATTATAAAATATATAATGGCTCCAGTAGGAATTTGTAATTTTCATAAAAGATTATTTTACCTCTGAAGTAAATGTGATTTAATTGTTGATTTTTGTTTGGTGCATACAAAAAGGGCCCGTTCGGATATTAGGGCCCTTTTTGCTTGACAAAAAATCGACATACACTTATACTATAGAAATTGTTCATTGTAACATTTAAAAATATTTAACAGGATTACGCAAAAGAGGCCCTTCATACCGGGTCTTTTTTGTTTGACTTAAAACTAATCTGGTGTTATACTGTTCTAAATATTACTTATTTAATACAATATATTTAGCTACTTGTGTTAATTTAATGATTCTTTTGGTTATATGCAGTGAAAAAAGCACCCCCATATCGGATATGATATGGGGGTGCTTTTTAATTTGTTATGTGATATTATAAAGACAAAATTTTTTGTCATATGGAAAGAAATAAAATGAAACTGGTTTTACACGATTACCAAAAAAGACTATTGCAGCATATGATACGCGATGGGATCCGGATGCTATTCCTAAAAATGGGGATGGGAAAAACCCCCCTAACTTTAGCATACATCAAGTATTACATAGATAAGGGAATGTTTAAAAAAATATTGATAATTGCCCCCTTACGTGTAGCCGAGACAACTTGGATTGATGAATGTAAAAAATGGGATCAGTTTAAAGATCTTAAAGTTGTATCATGCTGTGGATCAGCTAAAGAACGAATAGAGGCGTTTAAATCTGAAGCGGACATATACTGTATCAATAGGGAATCATGCGTGTGGATGGTTCAGAATGTTGATCTAAGTGGTTTTGATTTGTTAGTAATTGATGAATTATCCAGTTTCAAATGTGTTGGTCGTACAGAGATGATCAACAAACATGGGAAAAAGGTGTCTTACTTTGGCAGTAAGCGATTTATCGCTATTTCCCAGGTTAGACACCTTTTTAAACATGTTATCGGCTTAACCGGGACACCAATGGCCAACAGCTACTTAGAATTATTTCCCGAAACATACTTAATTGACGGGGGAACAACTTTAGGAAGTAATTTTTATCAGTACCGGAACAAATATTTTAAAGAGGGGTATTTTAACACCTGGGAGATTAAAAAAGGATCCGAAAGCAAGATCTTAAATAAAATGGACAGAATTGCGGTATCATTAAAACCGGAGGACTATTTAAAAATGCCGGATCTAGTTCACAATGATATCTGGCTAAAACCAGATCAAGATTTTTTGGATCGGTACCAGGGAATGAAAAAATTCTGGATTGATAATATGACCGGGATTGAAACCGAAAACGTCATAACAAAGCTGCTGCAAATGGCATCCGGATTTTTATATGATGATGAGAAAAAGATCTACTGGGTACATGACATGATGATAGATGCCTTAGAAGAAATTGTGGAAATTGCCGGTGATAACATCCTGGTTTTTGTTAATTTCCGGGCCGAAATTGACCGGATCCAAAAACGCTTTAAAGATGCCCGAATGCTTATTTCTCCCCAGGATCTAAAAGATTGGAATGACAGAAAAATAAAAATAGCAGTCAGCCACCCCGCGTCCACGGGGCACGGCTTAAATATACAATTAGGCGGCCACACAATTGTTTGGTATGGTTTAAATTGGTCAAGCGAATTAACCCTTCAAGCAGAGGGGCGGCTATACCGCCAGGGCCAGCCAAGCGATAAAGTTATAATCCACCGTCTGATGGTGGGCGGCACAATCCATAAGCATGTAAAAGAGCTTTTAGAAGGAAAAATAAGCCGCCAGGATGTTCTAATGGAACACGTAAAACTGTGGGAATATACCGGAAAAGGAGTAATTTAAATAATGTTAGAGTTAGACAAATATAAGAAGGACCAACTAATGGTACATAAAAGTATGAACTTGAATCATCCATACCAGATATGTACAGATAGTAACTTACACTATATCGGGATACAAAATTTCCCTATGAAAAATAATGAAATAATGATTATGACAGCTTACCAATGCCATACATGCGGATTTTTTCCGATCCGGATATTGCATGTTAAAAATGCAGAAATAATCAAAGAGGAAATCTGGGGCAGTGATTGTATCCTGGATAATGATTGTATGGTAAAAAAAGAGGAGTGATGAAATGTACATAGTCTACCTATTCTTATTAATAGCGGGGAGTATTATCTATTGGGCAATTGGATATCTCTTAGAAACCATAATAACCCGTGACTTAGATCAAAAAACATTTAACTATGTTAACAGTGAGGATACAAATTTTTTCTTTCAATGGTTGTGGCCTATAGCTATCCCATTCTATTACATACATAAGTTATTGTATTTCTCATTTGTTAAGCTAAAGAAATTTATATCTAGACATTAAACAATTAAAGATATATACTATTTAAGAATTGATTATATAACAGTGCTTGTACACAGCAACAAAAGGGATCCTTGTCTAAAGGATCCCTTTTGTTGCTTATTCAAAACTTTTGTGGGAAGTAAGATAAGCATCTATATTTAATAGTCAACCTACTCACGAATATAATAACACAATATTTAGCTATGGACAAACAATATTTAGTAGACACCCTTTTTAAAAACTTGCAAAAAACTATTGATTTCTAACTTTAGCGTGTTAAAATTGTTACAAAGGAGGCGATTAATACGGAAGAATATATAAAAAAATGTAAAAAATGTGGCTTAGAAAAACCAATAAATGAATTTTATAAAAGTAACTGTTCAGTGGATAATCACAGACATGAATGTAAAAAATGTCTCGATGAGCGTGTGAAAAAGCAGAAAAAGAGCAAAACAAAAGTTTGTAGACGATGCAAAGAAATAAAAGACAAAACAGAATTCAATATAAATACATTTGTATGTGATACTTGTTTTGCGGGGAGGAGGAGGGAAACAACAGAGAAAAAAATATGTTCGAAATGTAACGAAGAAAAATTTGTTGATTTTTTCCCTAAAAGAGGAAAAATTTGTTATGAATGTATACATAAAAAGAATAATAATCTTTTTATGTTCGATGATTTGAGGAGAAAATTAAAAAAAGAATATGAGGAGGAGTATAATAGTGCGAATTGCAAACAACAATAAAACCGAATATCTTTTGATAGATATCACTAAAATTAAAGTAGATAATAGCTATCAGAGACTTGTAAACCAAATAAAGGTGAAAAATATAATTTCAAATTTCAATAACAATGCCTTTGGTACGCTAACGGTTAGTAAAAGGACGGGGGATGATAACTATTATATATTGGATGGGCAGACTAGATGCACAGCAGCAGAATTAAAAAGTATTAAATTCGTTCCTTGTTGTGTAATACATGGACTAACACAGCAAGAAGAAGCAGATCTTTTTATTGAGCTAAATAATAGTTACTTAGTTAGATCGAAAGATCGATTTAAAGCAATGCTTGCAGCCGAAAATAAAAAAGCTGTAAGAATTACGGAAATATTAAATAAACACGGATTTAAGCCGAATTTACTAAATCGCAGTAGAGATCTACTCTCAAGAAAAAAAGGGTATGTAAATAATTTCACAGCTTTATTAGAAATATGGGACACTAAGGGCGAAAAAATTCTAGACTTGGTGATGAGCATAGTCAAAGAAGCCTGGGGTTATAGTGATGGGACATTTGATCCGGATGCCGTAAAGAAAGATACTATCTATGGCATCTATACATTTTTAACGAAATGTAGCAGGGTAGATACTAAGAGGTTAATATCTAAGCTTCGAACTATACCCGCCATAAAGCTCATACATGAGCAGAATAAGAATTTGGCCATTTATGGTAAGGGGAAGCCCTATAATTACTCTAAAGCTGTTTTAGAGCTTTACAATTATAGGGCAACAAATAAGATAGAATTCAAATAAAAAGCTTACACAAATTCTATCTTATTTGCCCAATAAGTCAACCTTTTTAGGTTGCACTTGGAGCCGAAAACGGCTTGGCAGTTGCAAAGAAAATTTTGAAATAGAGAAGATACACGGCTAAAAATATATTAATCATTTGTAGCCAATAGAAATTTAACAACAATGAATTAATCATTAAGCAAATTTCTATTGGCTACAAAACATCGTATACAAAAAGCCCCCTATTTCAGAGGCCTACAGGGTACCACTGGTAAAATAATGTAAACCCTGTAGCATTGGTTAATAGAGAACTACAGGGTTTACATTATTTTCAATTTATTTAATTGTATTTACTAAATTATTTATCATCCCCCCATCTTGTATCATTAATAACTTCTTATTCCATTCTGGATCTTCCCTCTGATTATTAAGTGTTCCGTTAAATATTAGCGTTTCGACTTCGTTCTTAAGATCAATGTCTAAAAAAGGCTCCATAGTTCCTCCACTTAAAATATACTTGTTGAATATATTGTATGACAAGTTAAGTAACCTGTCAATATCTATTCGATTGACAGGTTATGTAATACTATGGTAATATTAAAAATGTATTTCAATAATGATATTCTTTATGCTCAAAAAAATTGCTTCGAACAATAAAAATAGTGGAGAACATTATGTTCTCCACTATTTTTATTTACTCTGGAAAGCGAAAAAGTTATATGTGAACCCTAAAAAATACATATATAACTATTATAGCATACCCGGGCGCAATCTACATCTACATGTACCATAAATATTTATTCTTTTGGTAACTTCTTTTTCCCATCCTAAAGCAGTTACGCATTTCATTATAGCGTTACTTTCCCGCCTGGATATCTTTGATGGGTTTTCTCCAAAGCATTCAGCCCAAATCTCAAGTGCGGAGATGGTTTCTCGGATCATTAAATCTTTCATATCAATCTCGGGGTGGTCTAAAAAGTCAGTCTTACCCTTACAAAAAGCATAACGATCGTAATAGTCCATCTTATCCCATATCTTTTTCGGGGGTATTGGTACCTCCAAAAATTCTTGAATTAAACCTATCCGTTCATCGACATCAATGTTATCACGCTCTACTAACTTAGCCATAGTATATAGATCATCGTCTAGACTTAACTTTTCATTTTTATACAGGGTCATAACTTCGGCCCATATTTGGTCCCGGTCAAGAATTACGTCCTTATTTCTTTTGGTTACTTTTATAGTCCAGAATCTCCGGTTTTCGATATCCTGTAGATACCTATCTGAATTAGTAGTCCCGACTATAATCGATCTTCTTTTTACAAATTCGGTATCCCGTCTATAGCTTAAGCGGCACTTGTCTTCCTGGCGGACAATAAAACTTTTTACGGTTTCAAGTTCTGCCCGTTTTAGTCCTGCCAGTTCTCCAATTTCAATGATCCAATTACCCCGAAGCTTTTCAGCCCCGGATTTCCCGTCGTGCATATCCATTAAACTAAAATCATCTGAAAACCACGGGCCGCCTAATATGCGCCAGAATGTTGACTTACCAATATTCTGTTTGCCCTTTATAACCAGAATGTGTTGGAATTCACATCCGGGCTCATATATTCTTTTTACGGCAGCGCACAATGTTTTTCTGATAACTGCTGAGACATACGGAGTTTCGGGGGCATCAAAATATGTAGACAATAGCTTATCCACACGGGAAATGCCATCCCAATGCAAAGCTTCTAAATACTCCTTTACCGGATCGAAGAATCCTTCTGCTGCTATTTGATTTGTATGAATTTCTAAGAATTGGCGGGTCACACCTTGCATATTATGTTCCTGGCATAAATCCTTTACAACACCAATGTCATGATCTTCTTTCCAGGTTTCACCATTAATTGTCTTTTTTTGCTCTAGCTCATTGTACTTCATTATAATATTCTCCTTTTTAAATAGTATTTTAAGATTTATCTTACTTAGTAGAGGGGTTATAATTCCCTTACTAAACTTTACGTGCTTGCTATCCCATATAATATCATTTCCATGGGCTATTTCTTTCTTTAGTCTGGCATCATCCCGAACACCTTCTTGATCTACACACCATCTTAAAGCTTCGCTTAATCTCTTTTGGTCATTGCCAAATAGATGTATAAGGATTAAATCGAAGCTGCTGCATTGTCTGGGGTTTTCACTGTCTGGATAGGTACGGCTAGGATCCGTCTCATGATAGCTTTGGCATAGGCTGTCATCGTCTTTGATTTCTAATCCGCTGCTGCCTTGCCCCAACTTATATGTGTACCGATTTTTTCTATCAGACTTTTCATAAAAATCTGATAGAAAAATATCCACACATCTACTGATTGAATATGTCCGGCAAAAGGCCCCGATGATCCCCGGCAGCTTTAAAGGATCCGATTTCCATTTAATCGGTTTTGGTTTGGGGGTAGTTTTCTTTTCCGGATCCGCTTGGGGATCTACATCCTTAAATCCTTCCAAAAACAAAGAAGTATCCAAAAACCCACCGTCAGTGCGGTAATCAAAGTAATATTCCTGATCCTTGGGCACACTGCCCCAATACATTAACCGGCAATGCTGGTAAGATGTAGTATCAATCATATCTTCCAGTTCCATTGCTTTTACAATCTTTTCCGATAGATAACGGTATTCGTCCTCGCCACTTGACAAAATGGTCATAAGTGGTATAATTACCCTTAACCGTGGTTTTTCTGGCTCATGTTTATGCGTGGAGTAAACACAGTAATTGACATAGATTGAGTCGAAAAAAATTTTTAATTTCTCGTAGATTTCGGCACTGCAATGGTCGAAATCTAGGGTCAACAGACTTCTATATAAAATGGAAGTCTTATTTCTTTTACCGTTTAGCTTTCCACCCACAAAACATCCTACATCCTTAATTTTTCCTTGTTGTATCTTACCCATAGCCAAATATTCTTCCAGGGTTTCATCAGTACGTTTAAAATGTTGCTGAAATTCTTTAATCAGCTGTTCCCAGGTAAATTCTTTGTTTATCCATTCTGGGCCGCTTCTGCTATCAGCTACGGAAATAACGAATGTTCCCATATTTTACCTTCTTCCTGTACTATTGTAACAATAATTATATATTAAAAAAATGATTTTTATATCGGTCTGGGCATTTTAAATTCTTCTTTTCTTGTAATACTATCAATACGCCGGGATTATCAGCATAAAATTTCATAATATCCTTAATATGCACAATCCAAGCATCATCATCATAGGCGGCTTTATTTAATGCATCCCCCACAATTTTATATATGTTATCTAAATCTTTTGGAGATATATTTGTCGGTGTTCCCTCCTTATACCCCTTTGGTTTCTTAAATCCCGCATATATACTTAGTTCTAATTGTGTCTTTTCGTAATACGTATCGGGGTAATTAAAGTCATACAATAGAGCAAGTTCGTGTTCATAATCCCGGGTTTTTGTGGGGGTAATTGCATACCCTTTATTAGTATGTCGGGGCCTTTGTTTGCTCTGCGGGTCCCCCGGGACAAATAGTTCAATCCTTTTCTTCACCGTTTACCCTCTCTTCTATTATTATTTTCCGGCCTTCCAAATATATTTCTAGCTCTTTGCCAGTATCAATCCCCAATTCTTTAATTATTCCATCGGGGATATATACAGCTTTTGTTTTTTGTTTTCTGCCTAATCCCTGTAATTTTCTGTAATAAACTACTTTCATTAATCATGTTCCTCCTTCATATAATATTTCGTAAAAAATCCTTCTGCTGCTAACGGTAAGGATCTACACCAGTCTAAATTTCGACACATAATTTCCTCAATTTTCTTCTGGGTAGAAAATCCATAGATATCATCTAGTTCAAGTACAATTTCATCGTGAACATGCATTCTTATATCTACACTCGGAAGATATTTTTTGCTGTTATATAATCTAAGCATGGCTAGGGCTAATATATCCCGGGCTATCGCTTGGGTTATATTCTCCACCAATTTTCCGTCATAAGTTTCTAACTTACACCACTTATGAGTTTTTGGATGGGTGCCCTCATAGAAAATCCTTTCGCGTCCGGTTTCTTCATGAAATCCAAATTCAGCGCGCGGGTAATAAATTTTCCTGCCTGATGGCAATTGGATAACTAAACACCCTCTTTCCATAAATGTTTTTATAACCGCATTTACATCCGTTTCTCCGGGGATTGGATATCTAAGGCGACTTTTAAATTTTATAGTTTGTTCCGCCATATTACCGATGGTTGTCCAAAATCTAACTATTTTTGGATTTAATGCCCGCCATCTATCTGCTGTTTCAATGCATAACTCATCCGGCCAATCTTTCATAATGGATTGTATAGCGGCACGGCGGCCCCGATACCCGCAAGCTAAGACAGCAACTTTACCTTTCTGGCGTTGTTCGGGGGTTACTTCTTCTATGGGTACATTAAACATTTTAGAAGCGGTTGCTTTGTATATATCCCCGCCTTCCATGAATACATCTAGAACCCATCTTTCCCCAGCTAACCAAGCCAATATTCGGGCCTCAATTGAGCTGTAATCTTCTACTAAAAGAAGTCTATTATCTTCCGGAATTATAATTGTCCTGATAAGCTGGGATAGCTCAAATGGGATCCGGGGATCATCGAAGTTATAAGATGTAATATCTAAATTTAAATACTTGTTTCTCACATCATCATAGTTACCCCCCAGTTTATTTTTTGGTAAGTTATGGACTTGCAATCCTGCCCCTGCCCATCTTCCGGTAATAGCTTTTCCATATAACATTGTATTATATAGATATCCGTTAACATTTGCTTCCTTAGCAAATATATATTTAGCATTGGAAGACTTGCTCAGTAGTTTTCGAAATCCGATAGCCTGCTTAACTGCCGGACTTTTGGTATTCTCTAAAACCTGGCCAATGTTTTCTTTATCCAGAGATTCAAATTGTAGTTCCGGATCCTGGATGCGGATCCACTTTTTTAGTTGTACCAAACTGTTTGGATTTTCTAGACAAGTTAATCCTTTCAAATTATCTTTTACCTGGATTTTAAATAATTCATCAACCATACATGCATTCTTAATTAATTTGGTGTCTACTTTGATACCGGTATAATTAATGATTTGATCCAAATACCATACTTCTTTTTCTTCTTCTGATAACTCATCCCATATGAATTTCAAGCGATTGTATACAGCCATTTCAGCCTCAACATCCCCGATACAATACTTTTTAAACAGTTCCCATTTACCGGGGTTATGTTCGGGCCTGTTTCTGGTTCTACCGCCATTAACTATAGTTTGTTTACACGGTTTACCAAAATAGCTAATTAGATCCTTACCATCCTTTTTACCCAAATTACCTAACTTTAAGAAGTCGGATAGCTTCCCCAGTGCTCCCGGTAAATTTAGCAAATGCGCCATTGTCATCGTACACTGCCATTCGCGCGGATAAAACGGGATACCAAAATATTTACCAAAGCATGTTGCCTCAAAAATGCTATTATGAGCAATTTTAATAACATTAGAACATGTGATCATTTTTTTCAGCTCACCCTTTAGATGGGGGTTACTTATTAAATCCATACATTGGACGGGTTGCCCATCAATACTATAAGCTGCCAATAAGATCTCAAAATCTGGGCTTGATACATATTTGGATACATTGGTTGCTATTAAATCTACTGATGAATAGGTTTCAATATCTATAAATAGTTTCTGTTTCATCTCATATCTCCTTTTTATATCTCCTTTTTATATTAAAAGGTGTATACCTTGGTACACACCTGTAAAAACAGCTATCTTTAAAATGGAAGGGCATTTGGATCATTCGGATCTGCTGCCGGTGCTTCTTCAAAATATAAATCAAAAGCATCCTCAGCATCGATATCACCATAACTTGGCCGCCCCTCTTCTAGAACCAGGATATTTTTTAGTAATAATGCTACCCCGTGTCCGGGGGTCTTGTAGCCCCACAATGCAAAGTGGACATTTACCAGGGCCCCATTAAATAAAATATCCTTTGGGTCTAATACCTGTTTGTATTTATTAACTACCTTTGGTGGATTGGTACTAGAAACTTTCATTAAAAAAGTATCTTTGTATGCTTCCAACTTAGATAATTTTTCTTCCTTCTTCTCCTTATCAAGACTCATATCCATCTCGATAATTTCCGCTTTATCACGGTACTTCCTATCCCCGTCTTTCACTGGATAGTATTTTTGTTCTCTAATATTCAACTTATTATCGTTAACTATTCTTTGTATTTCTTCCCGAAGTTGCTTAACTTGCTCTGATGACTTCGGTTCCACTATCGTTAAGTGGTATCTGCCCCTACCGTACTCCGAAGAATCTTTTTCCGCTATTGATGGAAAAATAATCCTTACATTCTCTAAAACAACGTCACCATTTTTCAATACCTTCATTTTTGCGTCTCCTTTTTTTTACCATTCTACAATAACCCCTCCTCTCGGGGTCATTCTAATGGTACTATACGCTATCTACAGTGTCAACGCATTATTCATCTATATCTTTTAATTTTTCAATCGGACAGTTTAATAATTTTGCCAGTTTTTCTATATCTTCCAAGTCCCAGGTATCCAATCCCTGGTTAACTTTTCTATAGAAGCTCCCGCGTTTAGACTTACTGCCCGTGAACTCCAAAGCCAAATCGGTCATACTAAGCCGTCTCTTACCAGCCAATGACTTAATAATTTGCAATGCTGTCTTTTCTCTCAAAGCTATCACCCCTTGCACCTCCTTTAATTACTATTATTTTAAGCCATGTTACGTAACTTGTCAACTTATTTATGGTTTACAATAGCAAAAAATTAGATATAATTAAAGAGTAAAAGTAATGATTAAACATAAATTTAAATTTTCCTTTTTTCATGGGGGGCCGCATTAATTGTGGCCCTTTAGCATTAAAAAAAAAGATAATCCGTAGATTATCCAGCTATAGTTTTTATTTACCTTATTCATAGATAGGGTTGTGTAGTAAATTACACAAAATCTGATTTGTAATAATTATGTTATATCAAGTTACTTAACTTGTCAATATATTATTTAGATATTTTCTTTGCGCTCATGATCCCATGCCCGTTACCGAACACGTACCCAAGGCCACCTGTTAAAATCATACCAGCCATTGAAGCCGGGATCTTCCCCATTGCACATAGTATTGTTGCGCTAACCATTGCAACTATGCAAACAATTAGCTTTGTTAATCCGCTAAGTTCCATGCTACCATCCTCCAACTATTTATACAATTTTTCTAAATCTCTTAAGAAACTATTTACTTTATTTTTTTTATCTTTACTTGAAGATCCCCTTAATTCAGCAAATTGGTCATCTACTTTCTTCGTGGCCGCCTTAAGGTCAGCATATTTCTGAGCATTTTTGGGGCCCAATAAACTATTAAGCCTTTCTTGCCCAGCCTTAGAAGATAAAGATATACCCTGGCTCTTAATTTGCTCTTTTATACCAGCAATAGACTGGTCGAAATCCGCTTTTTGTTGTTTAATTTTATCGGTTATTTCATAATATTTATTTGTAGATCTTGTATAATCCGTGTTTACTGTAAAATTAGCTTTAGCTGTATCAGCAATACCACCTACGGCTTTACCTATAACGCCTTTACCCTTATTTTCTCCTGATTTTTTCATTAGATCATATACTACCCCCGCGTAACTATCTAGTAAATAGTCTATCTTTTTTGGACTTAGATTAAATTGACTACCTAAAGTTTTAGCTAACCATGTAGTCTTCTCATCATACTGTTGTCCTGGGCTTACATTCTCCATAGTTCTCGGGATTATTTCTCTGCCAAAATAATCTTTATTTCCCCCCATTGCCATATTTATAGCTGGCATAACAACCCCCGATTTAATGTCAACAGGCATAAAATTTTTTAATATAGTATCCGGCATACCCTGAAAAGCTTCCTTATCATTTTTGGCAAAGTAATCATATAATCTTTCCCCGAGTGATCCAAAAATTAATCCTGCTTGAAAATCTTTAGGTATCTTGATGATAGTATCCTTATCCACTACCATTACCAGGTTTGAATTTTTTACATCATTAGGTATCTCGTCATATATCTTTTGTCTTCCCTTATCACTGTTATTATAGGCGTAAAATAAAGCTGCGGGTATAGTAGAAGACACAATTGCTTTTGCCGCTGACTGTAAGGGCTTATTCTTAAAAGTGCTTATACTTTTTGTAAGTCCCTGTACAGCTGCATTACTATAGGGGATAACTTTATCTATCATCTTTAGTAATGTTCCGCCTTTGCCAAAATTAACCGTTACATTAGCCGCTGCAATTCTGGCCTTATTCACGTCCCCCGTTTCTTTTAACACCTTTTTAAATTCGGCGAATCTATTAAATTGTTCGCCAACTTCTAAAGCATCGGCATATTTTCGGGGTAGCTTAGTTAAAGCCTTACCCGCTTTACCTGTCATCTTTACGGGTTTCAAAGGATTAGACGATAAACTAGTCATTCTCCCGCCAACTGCTTCATATTGTTTCCAGGCAGGATCATTTTTAACAATGTCATACATGGCTTTAAATCGTTGCTCTATAAATTTTACAGGATTGTTTTCACTACCCTGAACAAATGCCGTTGGTGTATCCCTTGCTACATTCCGGGTGGCAAAAAACGGATTGTATTGAGTAATAGCCCCCTTAAATGGTGTAAGTACAACTTTATCCCAGGCCTTAACTAAACCTGTTAATTCATCAGATTTTACACTTTTATTTAAAGCATTAAACAAATTCTTATCTTTTATTTTTACAGTTATAGGTGTACCCTTCTCAAATACAGTTAAATACCCATCTCGACCGGGTACTTGTTTTATGGGATTATTTATAATGTCTACTATGCTATTAATCGCATCTTCACCCTTTATTATGTCATCCCTCATATTTAATACTTGTTTAGCAATTTCTCGTTCTGTAGCATTAGAATACTCATTCTTACCTATCTTCACAACCTCTATTACATCCTTAAATGCTTCCGGTTCATTTAATACCGGTTTTAACATCTCTTTATACGCCTCATTACGCCTATTTGCTTTAACTATTTTACTCATATTTTCAAATATCTGTTCGCCTAAAGGAATTATCTTTTTGCTACTGCCTGTTGCGGTTTTAATACTAGCACCCGCGACAATTCTATTAGTGGGTATCTTAGTATTAAAAGATTCCAACTGCCTATGTGATGGCACATAGTTTGGGTATTCTTTTTTTAAATATTTTCTTAGATCCTTGCTAACAAAATCAGACAACCACTCATCATTAAAGGTTTCCCGGACAGCATTGTATTGCTTTGATAACTCCTTAAATTCTGGATAAGCCTGTTCATAATTTGCTATTATTTCTTTAGAACGCTCAGCTGTTATCTTGTTACCCGCATCATCAACTAGTAATGTTTTCTTTTTATTGAATCTATCAATATTATGCTTATTTAAAAGGTAATCATCATACTGTTTCTGTAATTTTTCATCCGGCATCTTTAAAACGTCGCTATAGCTTTTGTTTGCAAGAGGGTTACCATTTCGATCAACTAAACTCTTATTTGCAATATAATCAATGGTACCGTTAGATTGTGATTCTAGATTCAATAATTCATTAGCCTCTTTTGATATCTTACTCACATCGCTGTACCTATCTGTAACTAGCCTATTAAACGCGTCTTTAGCTTTTAATATCTTATTTTTCAAAGAATCCCTACCCTTTGTATCTGTCATATGCTGCGTTTCAGTACTCAATTCCATATTTTGTATTTTCTTATTTACATTAGGCATATCAGAAAGACGTCTATCCGCAAACAATTGCAAGTCTATAAAGTACTTACTTGGAGATTTGCTATCCACTTTAAGCTCTTTTGCTAATTGGTTTTTGATACCCTGCATCTTAGCAAAATTAGCACTCTTCTTGGCACTTTGCAATTCTTTTTGTAACTGCTGAATCTTTGGAACACTGCTGCTATTAACGTTAATTTCCTGATCCCCGAATTTTGCCTTAGTAATTTCTTCAGTACCGGTTGTTACCTTGCTAACTTTATTGCTAGATTTATTTGCTAAGTTTAAATCACCTTCCGGCTCAGTTATACCAGTACTTTTTTTACTAGCAATAGTTTTCCTGTCAATAGATTTACTTAGGGCATCCTTGGCCTTTAAGTAGTCATTATAAGCGTTATCGTAATTATCTGCCAATTTTTCGATATCAAGGCCCATCTCAGATTTAATAGCTTTCTGTTCGGATCCGGTAAGTTCACTTTGGCCAAACTTATTTTGTATTTCATGGACAGCATCTTCCCAGGCTGTTTCAGCAGATTTATATTCATCATATTTGGCATTATGAAAGTCCAAAGCTGACTCATACTTTGACTTAGATATACTTGGTTTTTTCTTAACTATTTCACTGGTTACCTTTTCATCGGGGATAATGTGTTCATCCAATGCTGCTTGTCTGGATGCTCTCAGCTTCCCTATCTTATTACCTATTACTTCAAAGGTCTTGCTTAATACGCCACCAGTTACCCCACCTATAGTCATATTTACTGCAACTTCTTTAGCTGTCGGGGCTTCTTGTTTCATAAAGCTAATTTGACCCATATCCAATGCACCAATTGTTGCCGCCTTACCTGCACCCTTAATGGTTTTGTTTGCTATGGCTGCACCAACTTTTCCCCCATATTTACCTAAAATTTGGCTGCCTTTTTCAGCCGCTTTTTCAGATAACCCGGAAAATGGCTCACTAAATGAGCCGCCTACCAATTTTCCACCCGCAAATCTAGCACCTAATCCAGAGGGGGCAGCAAAACCAAGCAGCTCACCTCCAATATCAGAAACAACATCAAGAGCTTTACTTCCTGTTTTCTCAAATCCTTTTTCTTTGGTTCCATATGCAACGCTCTGGACGCCCTGACTCACATTGTAAGCAAATTTATCAAGGGTAGTTGCCTTCTTTTTGCCGTTTTCCTCATAGGCTTTCTTATAAGCTTTATTAAGGCTCTCTACTGTTGGCTTTTTCTCTGTACAATTACTCTTTCTAAAGGATGTAATATGACCGCTTTCGCCGCGGGCAAAATAAAAATTCTTATCTTCAGCTATAACATCTATTTCCATGGCTCCATCCCATACCGATTTTATTAGTTCCCCGCTGACAGAATCCCGCATATCATCGCCTTTTGTTACCCACACTTTTTTTGCTTTTTTAAGATTTTTAATACCACCAATAACCCCGAATAACTGGTTTGAAAACTTCTCAAACCCCGTCATTGGCTTGGTATTGGTTTTTCCGGTATTCCATTTAGTATATTTATTGGGGTCGTCAGATCCAAATAACTTTGTATACTCATTATCTACACCGGAAATTTGATTCATTGATTTATCTTTGGCTGCTTGTATCCATGCGGATGATTGTTTCCTGGCCTGAGCCGCTTCATCTGCTTTCCTTTGGTCATATGCTGCCATGGTAACCTTTTCAGCCATTTGTTTATTAGCTGACCATGTAATTTCACCTAAATTCTTATATGCATCTGAGTTTCTGATTGCATCCCAATCGTATTTCTTAGCCATCTGTCAATCACCCCCTATAAATCATATTCTATTCTTATTCTAGCGATAACTTCCGGGCTATAACCTTCATTGGTCATATTAGCCAATACACTCCTTAATTCAGCACCACCCGCACTATTAAGCTGTTTCATACGGCCCTTAAATACTTTAATAGCTTTAGTATATTCCTTATTTAATTCAGCATCAGTTAAACCGTAAGCACTTTTGGCCGATGATGATCCACTACTACCTTTACGGCCACCGCCTCCACCGCCGCCGCTTCCTTTTGCTGCGGCTGCTTCTGCGGCCATTCTTTGAAGTTCAACATCCCTTGCAAGTTCTATATTCTGTAAACTCTTTTTATATTCGTATATCATCGCTTGGATCCTTAATTGGCTATTTAGATCTATCTGGCTCTTTAAGGTATACAACTCACGTTCCATCTGAGAATCTATAACCATTTTCTTTAAGCTATAATCATTCTCTTTTGCCATTAATTCAAGTTTATTTGCCTGTTCTATTGCCATTTGCTGCACCCATTTAGCTTTAGTACCAACCGGAACACCAAGAATAATGCTGGCATCCTCATCAACATATCCCAATTGTTCGATCCGATTCAAGGCCATTTGATTCTCCTGGATCTTTTTATCCAGGTCAAATTTTTGTTGCTGCAAATATATTTGTCTATTATTATTCCTTTGTTCCATCATGGTTTTAAATATATTAAAATCTCTATCAGACATCTTATTTATAGCATCCATCTTTTGAGTCAATAACTGCACTTGATCTTTTGACCGGTCAAACTGAATTTGTTCCCATTGCATCATTTGATTGACCAAGCCCAATTGTCTGCTCAAAAAGTCAGCATGTTCCCCGCGCGCTATTTGCTCGAATTGGGGTAATACTTTAGCCATCTGCTGGCTTATCATATCCTGGGTACCGGATCCAAAGGCAAAACCCCTTTTGGCTGCCATATCAGTAATAACTTTGGTTACATTCTGTTTTGCCGCAGCAACTAACGGATCCTTTTCAGCCGCATAATCATATTTTTCTGTCTGGCTGGCAAAAACACCTTTTATAAAGTCTTTGGTTTCTTGCGGAGTTTCGTATAATTTCGCTCCCCCTAATTGCTGGATCATTTGTTGTTGCTCAGCTTGATAAGGGTTTACATATTCCCCTGTTTGCATATTACCAGTTTTAGCAATCGGAGCTTCAACACTTGACGCATCTGTAGGTGTAGCACCACGAGGGGTTTCTACTGCCTGTTGGGATAAAGAACTATCCGTTATTGTACTTGTCTGCTTTTGGCTAATATTAACTTGATCACTTGTTTTAGTTGTTTGCTGCCCCTGCCCCTGATTATTAACAGCATTCTGAACCGCTTGATTTATAGCCGACTCCAAACCTGAAGCTATATTATTAACTGTTGCATCTGCCATATGCTACCACCTCCTTACACACCTGATAAATAATTGAGCATATCTGCCCAGGTTGTCGCATCAACAACGCCTGTTTGCGGTAATCCTCTATCTTGTTGATACTTAGCTACCGCCTTAACAGTTTTTGGACCAAATGACCCATCTACGGGGCAATCGAATCCAATATTCGCTAAAAATTGTTGTACCGTCTTAACATATAATCCACTACTACCTGACTTAACAACCGGTCTTTGCAATGCTATGGCTTGATTAGACTCTTTAATTGCTAATTTACGATTGTACTCATTTTCTTGAGCCTGCAATTTCTCGGCATTGGCTGCATCCAATGAGGCCTTATATTCAACCAAGGACTTATCTAGTTCATACTGCTTTTGCTGCTGGGTAGTATCGTATTCCTGCTGTTTCTGCTGCAATGCCAAAGCATTTTTCTGTTCTTCCTCAACCTGTTTTAACCATGACGCTTTTGTTCCCACCGGAACGCCCAATATAGCACTGGTATTTTCATCTACATATCCAACCTGGTTTACTGTCGCCCAAGCCTGCTCAACCTCCGCCGCCCTTTTATCTAAAGCGAATTTTTGTAAATCTAATTCATATTGCTTGTCGGCATTTCTCTGATCCAATACTACTTTAAATTGCTCCAAGGCCCGTGAATCCAAATCTAACAATGCATTAAACTTATTATTCATTATTGTGAACTCATCCATTTTGCGGTCTGCTTGCATTTGATCCCACTGCATAACAGCGTTCATTACATTCATTACTCTATTTTGTTCAGCCTGAAAACGATTATATGCGGCTTGCTCAAATTGGGGTATCAATTCAGCTGCTTTTCTGGTAACTGTTTCCATAGTACCAGAACTATAAAGCATCCCCTTACTTCCGGATCCTTCCCTTACTTGTCTCTCTGCTTCCTTCTGAGCTAGTATTAAAGCTGAATCCGCAGCAGGATCATAGCTAAATTTTTCCTGAGCAGTTTTAACCAATTGATTAATCAAATCCAGTGTTTCCTGGGGTGTTTGGTATGCCTGAAATCCCTTAATTTCTGTTAAAGCGTTCTGGATTTCATCTTCAAATGCAGACTTGTATGTATACGGATCCTCAATTTTTGCCTGTACATTCTTGAACTCGGCATCTGTACCAACTATTTTTCCGTCAATCATTTCCAAACCAGAATTATTGACAATCTTAGTCACATCCTGACCATCCGCATAAAACTTACCATCTTTTTGCTCAATCTTCATCCCGGATCCGGATAGATAAGTATCTAATGTCTGATCGGATCTGGCAGCTGCATCTTCTTGAATTTTTTTATAAACTGTTTCCGACCCTACCCATTGACCATCTACATTAGTTAATCCCTGGTTCGCATAATCACCCAAATTAATCATCTTACCATCAATCTTAGTAATACCATTGGTTATTTCCATATTACCCAAATATGACCCAAGATCTTTATTTGTAGTGTACCCTTCGCTATCTATTGCCTGAATAAGATTATTATATTGGTTTTCACTACCCCATACCTTGCCATTCATTACTTTAAGACCAAAGGATTTAATATAATCATCAGTTATTAACTTACCGTTAATGTAAGTTTTTCCCTCATCTAACGATGTGACTACACTGTGATCTTTACTAGCTACATAATCCGTCAAACCCTTCTGGCTTCTGGTTTGTAAAAAATTAACAACTTCCTTATACTGTGACTCTGATCCTACCCATTGACCATTGACCTGAGATAAGCCAAATTGTGTTAAATCTAATCCGCTTACACTTTTAACTTTATTCTGCTTTAGATAAGCACCTATATCTTGATTACTTGTGTAACCCTGGCTTTTGGTATCCGATACAATCTGATCAAATTGTGCTTGGGTACCATGCAATTTACCGTTTATTACCTGGATACCGTAATTAGCTAATTCGTCCTTGGTTATCTTCCGACCATTTATATAAACATCACTACCGGAAGACTGAAAAGACATACTATTCTGGGTAGCATACATATCTAAAGTATCCGGGACTCTCTCTTTAGCATCCGTTATAATCTGATTATATGCTTCTTCTGTTCCACCCCAACCCTGGGATGGAACATTGTTTAATCCTTGTTCCATATAAGGTGTAAGATCAAATACCTGTCCATTAATATAAACAGTATTATCCCCCATTTCGGTCGGGGTTACCTCTAAACCCTGGGATTTTGCATATTCAGATAATGTCTTTGTGCTATAACCTTCTTGGGCTATTGCATCAGCTACGGCCCGATATTGTTCATCTGTGCCAACAACATTTGCAAATACTTTTTTAAGCCCGTAATCTTTCCAATTTACTTTTTTGTTATTTATGTAAAGATCATTGTTTATGATCTCTGCTTTCATTCCCATCTCTTTTAAAGCATCGACTAATACTTTGTCCGATCGCTCCGTAATATCTTTTATTATCTGTTTATAAGCCGCTTCAGTACCTACCCATTGGCCATTTACGATCTTCATTCCCTGGGAAGCATATTGACTAAAATCTACTTCTTTACCATTGACAGTAAATTGTGTATTTGTAGCATTCTGACCGACATTTAAACCTTGGGCCTTGGCGTAATTCTGAAAGTCCAAAGACGATGTATAACCCGCTGATTTTACATTATTTAGAATCTGTTGGAATTGAGCCAATGAACCCTTAAAATTACCCAATGCATCTTTTACTACCCCGATACTTTGCCAATCTACGGGAGTATAATTTACAAATAATTTATCCTTCCATTCTTGTACAGCATACCCGATCTTTTTAGCGAATGAAGAAAAATCATTGAAATTCTCATACACATCTTTTACATAGTTACTGTTTAGTTTACTTTGGACACCTGTTGTTATATCCTGGGCGGGTGTAGTATTTTTTGGTACTTGTAAATCCTCTAAACCTTGTTTTGCAGCATTAACTATCTGATCATTGGTAGTACCAGCTGAGGCAGTAACATTAGTTGTTATGCTTTCCCCCATATTAGCCGTGTTGTTTTCTTGTATTTTTATTTCCTGTAGATTCGTATTACCAGTTTCTACTTGGGGCGTACCTAAATTAGTATTTGTTTCTGTATTTGCCGTAGCATCAACGATTTTGGATGCTACATTAACCACTTGATCTATATTTGCCGTATTACTATCTTTTATCACATCTGCCATCTATTCTCACCCCCTAATAGTTTTCTATCGATCTGACTGAAAGTATACAAGAATCCGGATAAGTACCCGCCGGAATAATATTATCGCTGGAAGCTGCACCACTAAAAGCACAATAGCTGTTAAACACATCCCCTTTTGCCGCAGCTATCCTTGTTCGCAAATTATGGGTTATCCACGTCTCTTGACCTACCATCCTTGCGGGCATTATTCCTGATGCAATGTTGGTAGAATTTTTCCGTAACATTACCCAGCTATAAATACCTTCTCCCCGGTTTACCCACAACCTTAAATCGACCTCCACAGCTTTTACCTTTGAACTATTTATTGTAATGCCATTGTCTGAACTACTGTAACCAATATCCGTGCTATCCCCAATTTGTAAAGCCAAACTATCAAATGTAACTATTCCCCCGGATGACATTGCTTGATCGGCAGTCTTGGCAATCTGTACACCTGGAAATCCGGCCCATCCTTTGGAAGCCACAAGATTAGTTGAAACTGCACTCCTGTAAAGATAGACATTTCCTGTCGATGCATCGGACCCCAAAAGCACTTTTTTTGTAGTTGCTATCTGTATCGAAGTAGAATTAAACCATATGTAATCTAAATAAGCGCCGCAAGAATCTAAGGTACCTAACAGTATGCCATCAGTGGTCATTTCCATTATTTCTTTAAACTTAACCAAGTATGAAACCGAAGTAGGTACCGCTCCTACGGCCAAACGTGTCTTTGTCAGCCCTGATATTGACGCCCAAGCTGTAGAAACCATGGTATAATTACCATAAAAAGCATCCCAAAATAATCCCGTTCGACCGTCTGAACTTTCAAACGGAGTCGTATAGCCAGTACTAGACGCCACTATTGGAACCGTAGAATTAAAATAAATACCCTTTAATACATTAGTAGTCCCCGTCTTACCTAAATAAATATTGTTACCTACATTTATATCCTGACTTGTATTAACATTCCCCGAAAAGATCGCGTTACCGTTGGCATCTAAACTGAGCGTTTCTACTCCGGTACTATTAAATAATTTGAACACAAAGTTGCTTGTTGATGCCTCATATCCCATCTTTAACCTTAGATTAGTCGATGCCTGAGAAGTCAGAGCATCAAAATCATACATGGTTAAAAGTGGGCCATCAATAACCGTTTCGCCACCCTCGCTTTTGATTTCGCATCTTTCCGTGTACAACCTCCTTACATTCTGACTATCCAAATGGGTTAACAGATGATTTAAATCCCGCTGCAACTTAATTATTTCATCTTCATTAAATCCATAACTTAAATTTACGTCCATCTAAACCATCTCCCCAAATGAAATTTGATTAACCTGTAAACCGTGCATTTTCCGATATCCGGTACCACTAAATTTAAACTTATAAATATTACTGTTTTGCAATTGTGTGGAAGTTGGCAATAATCTATTCCTTTTAATTCCGGGCATACTTAAAGTAAAATCCGTACTTAAAGCTATACTTGTGTAAGTCGTGGATCCATCGGTAGTATTCTTGTTATCCCAATAATCACAGGTCATAGTTTTATCACTGCTGCCCTCATGCATAACCCATATATCGGTTACATGTGTATTTGTGTTGTAATTCGGATCATACAATGGCTTAGTTTCCAATGACCAATTTATCGGATCGCTTGTGCCATCAATACCGGTTTTATAAGTCGAACACATATCAAATAATTTTTTAGTGGTCGAATCATCATTCCAACCGACTAACATTTCATCAACATTAACCATTCCCCGAAAGTTTCCATCCTCAACATGTACATTGGTTATACCCATATCTATGTTTCTTACATCCACTACAACCATCCGGTTACATGCTGTAGATTTGTAAGGAATACTGAAATATAACTTACCTTTTACAGCTCCCGCGGTAATCAGACTCTTATAATCCCAATTGATACCATCGATATACTTTTTAGCCTGGAAAGCAATTTGTCTTGGGATCCCACCGGTATACATATATATCCCGGTATAATCCATCCAAAATAATTTTCCGGAGTATTCACACCATGCATCCTTAGCAACACATCCCTGTTTCAAACTGATATTAACTAGTTCAAAATTATCAAAGTATGTACCATATAATTCATACATGCTTTGGTCTGAAAAGATTATTACGTGATTTGAAAAGGTCAAAATAGCCGTTGGCTTGCCTACCATATCCGTTAAATCGATCCATCCTGCGTCTTCCGCAGTCGTCCAATCAGTTATATCACCTTGGGCACAATAGCGTAATGTCCTACCATCATAATCTATACCATATAATCGGTACTTATGCGATGTTAATAGATTGGATCTTGGGCTTGCTGTACTTGCAAATGTGCTGAATGCTGCCCCGTCCCAATACGAATTATATTGTGTAGAACCGGGAGAATGAGCCAATATGGTATACTTTGCGGTTTGGGTATTAAACTCAACAAAAGTTGCCTTGGCTGTAGTTACCAAAGTACTAGAAATCACCGTCCATACATCAGTTGTCTCATTACAATACTTCCATTCGTTACCTGCCTTAACATGAATCTGCGTAAGACTTGTACTATCCGTGGAAGATCTTCGGCCTATCCCGTAAAATAGTGAAGACGAAGACGGCGCGGATAGAATACGCCTATCCGGTCGCACCTCTAAAGAGGGATAGCTATCCGAACACATGTTTAAATCATCAGTCAATTCGGTATCTTTAATAAATAAAGGATCATTGAAAGTATTTATACCACCGCCAAAACCTTGTAATATCTGTTTTCTCCTAGCACTTAAATTGTTCCAATAAGCCATCCCCTCACCACCAATCCTTATAAGACCTCTTAAATTTAGCTGTCCTGGTTTCTAATTGTTTCTTGCGTAACTTTAATTTTCCCAAAGCTTCCAAAGCTTCCATTTCGTAGTTATTCCCCAGATCAATCCGTGGAAATGCTCCGGATCGGCATACTACAGCGGCCAACTTGTTTTGAATATACCCCGTGATCATATCGTCTACCTTGATAATTGTAGTCGAATCACTTGACGCAAATCCGAAGACTAACGGTGGTATACATTTATACCTTAACCAATGCTTATCTTCAGTCGATAACCCATAAAATGTTACTCCGCTAGAACCTACCTCACACCATTGCTGGGTAGCTGCGCTTTCATCCATGCCCTTATACTTATATTCGGTATAGTCGCTATATGGCATTGTTGACGGGCTTATAGCTACATCATAGGTACTATTAGACACCCCCACCCACAACACATCGCGCCAGTTAATATCCGAACTTGGAAAGTTATAAAACGCTGCATTTGTAGATGAATTGGTATCCCAGGTATCATAATAACTATTGTAATCTTTGATATCCTTACAAATATCCTGCAAATACACATACTTATCTGTTGTGGCTATCGCATTAGGTACAATAGAATTTACATAATTAATGAAATCCCCTACTGTTTTCATATCATCACCGCCTAATTATTTCCAGCATATCGCTTGATATCTTGGAACCGTTGTTGGCGCACTAACATATAAAGCAGAATCAACCTTTAAATCAATTATTGATCCCTCTGTTAACATAATCGCATTATTATTAGTACTGAGTGCATTAGACGTAAAACCTATGTATACGGTTCCCGTGGTCGCTTCTACCGTTAAATCAAATTTTTGGCCTAGTATTGAACTACTACCTAACGTTAAATCTGAACTCTTTATAAAACTGGGAACATTCGCTGAGGTACTAGCTGATCTATCTGAAAACATTGCTCTTACTTCTCTGAACATTTGCCTGTTGTACATAACATACACCTCCTTTATTATTCGTGCGGCAAGTCCCAATCCGTGGAGTATATAGCTTCCACATAAAAATTATCCACCCCCGCCATTGCATTACCATTCTCGATCCAATAATCTAAAGGTTTTATTATATTACAATAGGAAATTTCTCCTTCGATCTCTGGTAGAGCTGTGTTAATGTCTGGGCTTGACTGTAAAGATATAGGTCTACCTTTCCATGCCGTTAAATTTGCATTGATTGTATTTATGTCTTGCTGTGCTTTATCTAAAGCATCTTGTAAGTCTATACCCATGTATAATAATCTATTTTCCCACATACAATTACCTCCTAAATATCTGAACTTCTTATTGTGTATAAATTAGATATATCCATATTAAAGAGTAAAATTTCTTTTATGAATCCTGCATAATAAATAGTTGGCCAGGAATTTAATCCTCCACCAATTCTTGCACCACTAGAAGTATTTTTATAGTAAGTCACGTTGCTTGTATTTATCGTATCGTCAGCATTGAGCATCACCTTAGATACGCCTAATATATTTTTAATAGTTAACATCTGCGATACACCATCTATATACGTAGCTCCTAATGTATGCTGTATCCATCCTCCGCTACTATTTGCACTATAGTAGCATACAGGCGCATTAAATGTATTTATGAATGCAATATGCCCCAGCTGAGCATCCGATGGCGTTCCTGTTCCAACATCAAACAGTATATTCCAATTATTATTAAACGTAGACTTAAATATAATCCCCTGGGTAAAATTATCATTAGCTAATCCCGAATAATAGCTGATATCCAATACATTGGATACCCCGTCAAATTTTAGCCCATCTGAATGGTAGTTGCTTCCATCGCTAATTTGAGGACATTTAGCTATATCTGCTTGTGTCGCGGGATAATCAGGATTAACTTCATTATTTACCCAGTCTACTACACCTGCTGCTCCCCCTAACCAAGTCATAATTGCTGTAGAATCAATACTCCCTGTACCTGTAAACCCGAAATATTTAGACTCAAGTGTAGTCGCATTAACTACTCGCACAGAATAATGATTTAGCCCTGTAAATAGCTTTTTATACGGACTAAATGCATACCCCATTTGACTCACCGTTATACCCAAAGCTGTTAATACTCCTGGAATTTTCGCTTTAACTCTTGCTTTTGGTGTATATCCTATAGGCTTCCTTTTATTCTTTTTCCTCAGCATCCTCCCACCTCCTCATTTTAAAATAGGGACATAGATAACCTATGTCCCATCTATATTATGGAAGAATAACCTATTATGAAGTTCTCGGAGCTGTTGAAGTCCGGATGCCTGCGGCATCTCCCCAAGTATTGATAGCTGTAGATTCGCATTGAACGCCTCTAACAGCCCATAAACTCGTAGATAAACCCCTCAAACTTATGCCCTGGACACCATTAATGGCACTACTAAAGTGAATGTATCTAACTTTAGTTGCTGCTTTGGTACTCCAATCCGTGGTTCCGAATATGGAAGCCCCTGTCATGCTGATGTCTAGCATAACGTTGGTACTGCCAGAATCAAAATATATGTCCTTTTGACATCCGGCATACGGATTATCCAGACTTAATTGCGCCCTGTCAGACGAACTTAAATTCGTATAACTAGACGGATATATGTATGTTATTCCTGCCCTTTTAATAGTTGTAGAACTAAATACTAGAGCGGTACTAGCACTTATAGCCTGAATTAAATCAGAAGTACCCTGTATAAGTTCGCCGTTGGTGCTAAATACCTGGGCACCACCTTGCCATAATGATCCTGCTGAATCAAATATCTTATGACCCGTAGAACCGTGGAAAGAAGTTGATAAAGTTGAACCTAATACATTTTTAGGCATTTAAACCACCTCCTTACACACCTGCATTATAAGCGATTCCCACATTAGGAATAGCCCCAGTTTCATATATTGCAAGACTATTAATATAGAAATTCTTAGTACTAATCTTATCTTGATCCTGGTCAGTTACAGTTTTCTCAAACCATTGGAATACAATGTGGTCAAACATTCTATCCCACATTGCATAAGCAGTTTGGGAAGTAAGATAAGTACTATAATGCCAGCTGATTTGTGGTAATACGTTTTTAGTATTACTCATTTCGTTAGCTTTATTAACACTCTTATAAACTTCTTCTACTGTTAACTGATTACAATAGTGAGTTAGTCCGTCTGTCGGCCTGGTTTTCATTGGGCCGCCAGCATGATTCTTGAAACTATAGAACATATTGATCATTGTTCGGTGGTTGTCAGGATCAGCAATACTTGAAGCGGTTGCTAAAGTATTATTTAGTAATGCGCTGTCAACCAATGGATGACTAGCCGAACCTATAGGCTGACCGTCTGCCAGGTTAACAGTTAATGCATTATCCCACCAGTAAATAGCCCTTGCTTCTTCGTATTCTCTCATAGTCCTTGCTAATTCCTTAGCTTTTGCACTATTAACCACCCCGTATAAGTCATACTTGATTGCTTCCATAGTATGTGCAAAACCATTAGCAATAACCTTATTGGTAATACTGGTTTGGTATGCCTGACTGATGGATCCATATGTAATGCTGCCACCCTCTGGTTTTTCTTCGGCAGCTTTTAAGTTGCCCATGCTGTCATAGGTTTCTGTCTTCTTAGTTGCGGTCTTTGCTGTTGTAAATTCAGGGTACTCCAAGGGATATGAATCGTAGTTTCCTGTAAATATCTCCTTTTGCCCTGCTAAAATCATTCTGCTGATATCAGCTGTTAATGTATAAGCCATCTATATCCCTCCTTACCATGAAAATGAACTTGAATCTTTTACCGGTATTACAAACAGTTTCCTTCTGTTTGTATCGTAACCTGTAATTCTGAAACATTTAGAACCATTTGTTGACCCGGTTAAACCTGGCGCAACTGTCGATCCAGCATTAGTCATACAAAGTTTCATATTTGATGGTAATGCTGCATTAAGGGCAGTCGCCGGAGCCGCGAATTGCGTAGTTGCAAATCCTACTAATGACCCTATATCACTCGATCCAGGTAAAACAGTACTGTTTAAAGTACTGAAATTAATTGCATATTCTTTACCAAAGTCAAATCGTTCTACATATATATTTTGAGTTGATCCGGGGCCAATGTATTGTACTCCGTTTAAGTTTGAGCTATCCGAATCAAACCCCATTAAAATTCCATATATATTGGCTATATTACCGACATCCGTTGTAGGACATCCCATTGATAAGGATCCACCTGCACCGGCATTTGTTGAATGCCTTAGCATAAGTCTACCAATATCAGAAGAGTAACAGCCAAGTGTTGAATATGCTGTCCCGTTAGAACCCGTTGACAATCTAGCTTTCACTACAAAAGGATCTCCAAAATCCGCATATCGTCTTTCACAGATCTTTGCCATAAAATCACCTTCTAATTTTTCATAATTTTATGGTATTTTTCAGGTGTCCAATTCGCATTAGGCTGCATCTGTTGAAGCTGCTTTAATGCTTTTCTGTCATCACTATCTAAGTTAAACTTTTGGCTAACCGATGAACCGCCCGTAGTTGGAACATTGGGTTGCCCGCTTCCAGAATTTTTATTTCTTATTATTTCTCTTTGAACCGCGTTTATTTTTAATTCCTTTGACCTCCTGCGTGTAGTTGCAACTAACGCAAAAGCGTCTTCTACACTTAAGTCAACATTCTTCTTTTTAAACTCTTTTACCTTATTTTTTATGTCATCACTATATTGGACTGCATCCGCGAAGTACTCGTCAGTACTTGCAAGATCCTTAATTTCATCGTCCAACAAGTCTTCCTCATCATACTGCCTTTTAGCGGCTTGTCTCTCTCTTATACTCGCTAGATCATCCGCTAACATACTGGCCAAATTTTCTTCATATCCAGCCTTAGTATACTTATCAATTATTTGGCCCTTATAATCCAACATATCTTGGTCATAAGTACGTTTCTCCAAATCGGCTAAACGTTTCTTGGCCTCTTTTAGAGATTTCTTGATCTCTAAATGTGTCCTTAAAGGTACGGTGTCATTACTACCCTCATCTGGGGTAGTATCATCGCTACCAGTATCAACATCCTGAAGATCTTCATCCGTGGTTTGATCATCAAGTTCTTGATCTAATTTTTCTTCATCTGCCATTTTTAATTGTCCCCTTTCTTTGGGTAAAAACCTTTTTGATTAGGTATGGTCAAACCTAGAATTGCCGATAGAATCGTAAAAATTGGTAAAGCCAATCACTCTTCTATATCATAAAGCTTGTAGCTTTTTAATAATATCTTCCTTAGAATCCTTGCTTCCAACTTCAATGTGATGCCATTCGGCCCACTTGGCTAAATCTTTCCTATTAAGATTTTCTAATTCATCCATACGTACACATATGCCTATAGTCTGATGTAAGCGATTAACTAACAGATAATGACTCTTGTCTTTTAACTTGGCTATAACGGCCACGTTTCCACCAAAGAAGGTGTCGTCCATACCAAAATCACTTAATTTAGTTATTAATCTTTCAATCTTAGCATATCGATAATCATTATCACTTAAAGCATCTATGCCAATATGAATCAAAAATTTTCTTTTAGTATATACAGGTAAACTCGGTAAATCTTTTACCATAGTCTCATCTATCATTTCTTGCTCCTTTTCTTGCCCTGGCTAGACCATGCTGCCATTTGTTCTTTGCCATACTTTTTACGGCCTACACTTGCAGCAATAGCATCCGCGGCCTTCTTTGATTTACCCTCAGATTGTATCTCTTTAGAAAGTTTATCAAATCTACCACCGCCCCCGGGTTCCATACTCTTTTTAGTACTTTTCTTTTTAACTGCCATCATTTACACCCCTGTCTTTTTAGTCCTTGGTGTTTTCATTTTTATTGCCGGCATTGTGGGCTTAGTCGGTTTAGTAATACCAGCTTTTATATTACTCATATTAGTTTTCATTGTGCCCATATTGGCCTTAGCATTTGCTAAACTTGTTTTTATATTTGACTTAGCACTACTTAAAGCACTTTTGGCAGTTGTCATACTTGTCTTTAAATTATTCTTGGCTGCCCCTAAACTAGCCTTAACATTTCCTGTACCACTGCTAGTACCATTGTTATAGTTTGAACTAGCAGTAACATTTATAGACTTTTTCATAGTATCAAACCCCCCTTATATTCTTTATCCTTATATTAACTGGCCCCTTATCAAGCCATGTATGTGCATTTTCACATGTCCAATTGTATGACGTATTGTGCAATACTCTTGTTAAAGCTGTACTACCGCATTGTGGACATAAACTAGAATCTGTATAAGCTAAATTGACCTCAACACTTCTGGCATATCCTACACGCTGTTTATATTGTCTAGAATAAGTATTTACTTTATGAGTGGTTCGTGTTATTACTGGCGTCTGAACTTCAACACTAATATTAGCAGCATTTTCAACACTTAATTTAGTTTGACTAGTTACTGTCGGCACCTGAACCGCAACATCAATATTAGCTACATCACTAACCTGTAAATTAACCTGACTTGATACTGTTGGTACTTGTACCGCAACATCAACATTAGCAACATTACCAACATTTACTGTAACCTGAGTCGCTACATTTGGAACCTGAGCCGCAACATCAATATTAGCTACATTACTAACCTGTAAATTAACCTGGCTGGATATTGTTGGTACTTGTGCCGCAACATTGACATTAGCAACATTACTGACCTCTACGGTTGTACTGCCCACTTCGCCATATACTTCAAATATCAAATCTCTTGCTGTACTACCTGACCAACTCCCCGATGCATTCGATGCATATGTTCCACTATGAGCCGGAGCATCTCCATCATAACCAAACTTAAAGTTATTAGACTCTCCCGCCTCTGCTTCTAGAACTATGCAATAATGTGTATCTGCACTCATCGCATATGGAGTACTAAAGGTATATGTTATCAATGTACTGGATCCTTCGTTTACAACAACATTATCCGATGTTGCCAGTGCTGAACCCGTGGGAACTCCGTTACTTGTTCCATAGGTCCCTGTATGAGCAAATAATTTTGCTCTAGTAGTAACATTTCCCGTATCCGTATACACATAAAATTTACATGATGCTAGATTATATGCAGTATCCGCAGGAGTTGTAAAACTCTGTGCCCTTGACTCAGTGGCCGCTGCTGTTGTACTAGCAGTATAATTACTGGAAGCATAGCTATCAAGTAAAGTTGCCATTTATACCACCCCTATGCTACAGTAAATGTTACGATTCCCGCAGCATTCCAGGTAATTACTAAATCTCCGGCCACCGGACTTACATCGGCCCCAAAATCAACATAAGCAATCAGACGATTGGCTCCAGCACTACCACCAGACGCATCATACACTACCGCATACCTAGCGGTAAGAGTTACCGCACTAAAAGTTACGCTGCCAGCTGAAAATTTAGCTACATTTGTTCCTGCGGTATACCCTGTTGTTTTAGATGCTAAAGTATTTCCACCAGTTGTATAATTTGTCCCACTACTGGAAACCTCATTAGTTAAATCATCTTGAAAATCATGTGTATCTTGATCGGGACTATACGAAGATGTATGTAATGAAACCTTTATTGTATCACTATCCCAATCAACCTCTTTATTCAGTATGCCTAGTACAAGATTACCATATGCTTTTACAGTTACAGACATTCTAGCATCCCCCTAACCAATCTGCTGACCTATATTATTAAACTCTGGTAAATAAATAAACCTTTTCATCTTATCCCTGTGCTTATCTACAATAGCCATTTTCCTGAATGTATCCCCCGTTTCATCAACATCCATCCTTGAAGCCAAATAGGTACTGTATGTGATCGGACTTTTCGTAATTGCCCCGCAACTACGGCATACCCCTACTATTTTTTGTGTGTACGAATCTTTATGCCATAAACCCAACTTTTCGCAATGCCCGCATACCGGAAGTTTAGTTAAAGGAAAACGGCCTTCTATCATAGTCATCTGAGCAATATCTTGATCTGATAGAACATGCTTCAAATGCTTATTTCCATCAAATATAACGTTAATTATATTATTGTGCTGTTGGGCTGTTGCCATTTTGCATACTTCCTTCCTGCGCGTAAGCTGATGTCATCGGACTTCCTCCTGCTCCTAATCCTTCGGTATTTTCCTGTCCACCAGGTAAAACCGATAAGTTAGGTTGCTGCCCCTGTTGCCCTCCGGATATAGATTGCTGCTGTGCCTGTTGATTACGATAATTCTCCATGAATTTCTCCATATCATCACTTTCTTGAATCGGAACACCTAAATATACCTTAATGAATTCTCGGAGTTCTTTATAATCAAGAAGCGGCTTTTGTGTTGGCTGCCCCTCTGATGTATCCATAGACATGATCTGGCTTAATCGCTCGATCATTTGCCATAGGAAAGCCTTGTTCTTAGGTAATCCTGACCCAATAGATACCTTAATATCTAACTCAACATTTTTAGTAATTGGTCTACCTTTTTCATCCTTAACATGCATCCACGTTGGCTGTTGGGCCTTCGGATTTCTAGCCCTGAACTTTTCCTTATATGATTCTGAAGCCGGTTGTAATGCCGGAACATTAGTCATTTGCTTAAAATCTACCCATTCGTATTTCGCTTGATCCCCCGATATTCTAAAAGCTTTGGCACCCTTAAATAACTCCATTAGCATAGCCAACATGTAAACAGCTACATCCTGTAGTGTTGACTCAACTATCATCTTCTCCCTCTCAGAATGAGAATTACCTTGACTCTGTTGTATGGCTGCTTCTGTTGCTGTTTGAGTTGCTCCCTGCTGCCCTGTCATAAGATCCGAAAATCTTATAATACGTTGGGCTTCAGAATGAATATTTTCAAGCATTTTCCACATATCCGGTGTTATCTGACCCCATGCTATGGAATATATCGGTACCATCCCGCGCATCTTTTGGCCATTGAAATAGTATGGACTAAAAGAATTATCGTCAAATCCTGAAACATCAATATCTGAATTGCTGTCAACAACTATGATATTCGGTCGCATCTGAATTCTAATCTTGTCATACATTTCATTTAGACAATTTTGCATGGGTATTAACAGTTTAGCATCACCAAATCCGTAAAATTCCCCTTCTTTGGTGTATTTAACTGTAAAGAAATATGGATATTTATTATCAACATACTTATAAAAAGGTTTTGGAGAATAAGCGGAATTAGCATCCTGAGTTTTTCTTGTGCCTTCTTTGTGAGAATCATAAAGAAGGACCCCACAAGCTGAAATCTCTTGTAAACGCAGGATACCATTTGGCTTAGACCACCATTGAATAAGTGTCCAATTGCGTTCATCAATGTTGCTGGGATCCTCTACAAAAACACCATTATCTCTATACTGATTTAAGCCGTAATCAATTAAAGCCGCTTTTTCTTCGCCATATGTCTGTTCAGCATATGACCGGCTTAAATTTATTGTTTCGGCTATATATTCAGCATCTTCTTTATCTAGATGTGACGCAACTTTGCGATCGATAAACACCTTATTTAAGGGTGGTACTTTAATCTCCGGTAAGCCTTGGCCTCCCGCGAATCCTTCATTAAATACCAGCTTAAACCAGGACGATCCAAATTTATTGCGCCTTCTCTCGTGTTCGGTAAGTTTCTTTGGTAACTTGTTTTTTTCCAGACTCCACTCTAAACCAATCCTACCCCATTCGGCATACTCTTGGTCTTCCGGTGAAACACCTTGACAAGTCAATGACGTGTTGGGATTAACTATTTGTGCAATTATTCCTTCTACAGAAGCATTGACAATATTAACCTTACTATTTGGAAGTCCTTCAATTTCTTCTTGATCTGATCCATACGCAAGTTCTTCTTTTGCCCATTGTGCATATTTATCTTGCATATGTCCTACATTATCGTTTAACAAAGCAATACAATCATTCACATACCGAAGCTCATCTTCAGACATGATTGTATGCCTCTTTAGATCCTTTTGGGATCTCCACTTGTTTTCTTCCATTCTACCGTACTACCATTCTACAAACTTACTTAATTCTTGGAGTTCTGTTTGTATACAAACCCCTTATATTCCTGAATTCATCTAAATCTGGTTTTTCTTTTTCTTCAAGTTGTTGCTCTAGACGCCGCAGCGTTTTACGAATAATACAAGAATGCTTAATCTCGTCAAGTATCAAGTATATACAAACTAAAACACAAACCAGATTAAATAATGAAATTAACAATACTGCTATGTCCATAATATACTACCCCCGTTCTTGTTTCAATAGTTTTTCACAAATATTTAAATCATTCTGAGTATTTATGTCTACCGATTCCCACATATTCATGGTGTATATATGGGAAGGATTGACAAAAATAGACTTCTGGTTAATAAAGTAATTAACTGCGAATATGTATATACTAGAATTTCTGACATAGGCTAGATCATCCCTTATAAATCCAGTACCAAATATACTTGAAAAATTACTATTATATAGTAGACCTTTTGGCATTTCAAAGGCACTAACTAGTCCCGGAAGTCCTCCATGCCTGTATATATCAATTGCTTCATTGATATGCTGTGCTGTTCTTAATGGGCATGTTGGCTGTAATAGACACACTGTCTCAAATTCTCTCATCGTAAATTCTTTTGATCCAGTAACCCGCAAAAAATGCTCAATATACTCTGTATAAGGGGATCCGTCTTCGCATAAATCATTTGGTCTACGAATAACTATAAGTTTCTTAAACTCAGATAAATTTAATCCAGCATCCTCTAAGTCATCCCTGTCGTAATCTGATGTTAAATAATATGTTTCCAATTCTGATTCTTCCGCGGCATTTAAGGTATACCATAGAAGCGGTTTTCCGCATAAATCAATTAAAGCTTTTCCCGGTACTCTTTTGCTGCCTTTTCGGCAAGGTATCAGTCCTACCATCAAAATCACTCCTTAAAAATCTATCAATAGCTAATAAACACTTTGCAGTTACATCCTTGTTCCCAAATAATCCGGTGTACTCAAAGCAATATTTCCCGTCTACAAAATCCTCATATGCTTCTAAAACGTCGTCTAAAGTTTTAACTACAGTAACATTCTTATCCATTTCCCGGTTTGCTTGCCTATTGGGAAATAAAAAATACTGCTTTTCTAATGCTGCTGCCTCTTTAATCCCGCTTGATGAGTTACCTATAATAAACTGACAATTAGCCATTTCTGTTAAATACTCATCTAACGGCAAATTCTTAAAAAAAGTAACTCTTTTATCCCGCTCCGTAAATATATGAATCATTCTGGCAATATGTTTATTTCCCGGGTCTATATTTGGATTAATCCAATGTATATCCATTTCCCGAATTATTTCCAAAAATTCAAGCAGTATATTTAACTCCCCGCTATCTGTCGGATTGTAAACTACCAGGATATAATCCTCTACTTTTCTCTTTTTAAAACAATTCTTATTTCTAAGTACATACTCTACTGCGGGAGAACCAACAAAAACAGGTCTTGTCCTTCCACCCGTTCGCCCACCTAAATTAGACATGGCGTTTATTGTTGGAGCCAGATGTAGACTAGCCAATGATGTAATAGCCCATCTTATTTTATCGTCAATATTTCCCGAATATTCCCCAGCTTCCATGTGAACCAAAGGTAAATCTGAAAAGCTACAGGCCACGGCAAAACCCAGTGTTTCAAAACGATCCCCGTGACATATGGCTAAATCATAGGTATTGTTAACTAAATGGTTTTGTACCTGTATTGCAACTAACGACATGGTCGTTGTCATGTTATCTAAGGTATCCGTTAACATATCGGCTCTTATAACTTGTTTAATTAACTTTTCAATATAGATTGGTAAATGCAGACCTACGGCTGTACAAGCTAAGCATATCGAAACATCATATGTCTCTTGTAAGCCTAGTATTAATTGATGCAGTCGGCCATAGTTAGACCGACTGCCAATGAAAACTAAAACTTTTATTTTGTTTTCCACTGTTACTCCTTCTTGCTAGAAACCTTTCTTACAAATAACATAAAACTTCCTATCCCCAGTAATACTAAGATCCCAGCGATTATATAAATAATAAATGGTTCCTCTTGCCCTGTTTGTGGCATTGTAATAGGACTTGTTGTGACTAATGTTGATGCTGGCTCTAAACTTGGTATTGGTGTAATAATGGGACTGCTATCATCTGTGATAATACTACATTCAAACTTATCTAATTTCGGATCCGGAACGTCACCCTTACATGTTACAATCCATCCTGCATATTTCCCCTGATGATAATGGTAGGTTCCGACTATAAATCCTTTTCCCGGTTTTCTAACATAATGGCCTCCTAAACTATCTAACCCGCCTGAATGCGCATATGCCATCCCTGTACCCATTACTACAAAGATAACTACTAAAACTAAACATAATAACTTTTTCAATTGTATCTCTCCTTTTTTCTTCTAAATTTATGTAAATTATATATTATACGATATTATTTTGCAACAAATGTGAAATATCGGCGTTAATCCCCTGATATCCTTGAATTGCAAATTCATAGTTTTTCTGAGCCCTCTCAAATGTCTTTTTTTGAATATATTCAACCCGTTTTCTATCACGCTTTTGGGCTAGTAATTTCCTTTTATTATCCTCAAAAACTTTTATATCCCGCTCAATATCTTGATTTTGCTTTTCAATATTTTTAATAAGCTCATCTTTCTTCGCCATGATAGTTTTCAAATCTTTCGGCATACTTCTAAAAAACTGCATAATTATTTCATTATTCTTGTGAAGGGTTATATCCAACTTTATCATTTCATCATCGATTCTTTGTAACCCATTATCGATTTGAAGTATGGATTGGTTATATGCTTGATGCTGCTCTTCCCGTTCAAACTCGTTGATGATTATTTGCTGATCAATATCTTTAATACTACTTTTCATTGTCTTTGAACGTTTTTTCAAAAGCATACGAGCGCGATTATCTGTTTCAAACCCATAGAACCCGGGATATTTACAAAGTTCACTTGTTAACGGGATCAAAACCTTTATACCACATCCCGTCGCATATCCTATAAAGAATTGACAACTGGATCTCTGCCATGCATATTCACTCCATTGAGCCATATCAACCCCGTAAATATGTATCTCTTTGTAACCTAACATAATGGCCATTGCGGTCATTACGGAAATCTGATTTGAGTAGTCTGAAAAACTGCCCCCTACTTTATCTATAACAAAATTCTGGTTAAAAAAATCTATAATAGCATCCTTGGGAATAGGAATGCTATTTGGAATCCAATCATAATGCTGCTGCATTAGAACTGGTTTATCCCATTTCTTCATCCACTCGTGGTGTGCCGGGATATTCCTGGTGGGCGAAAATGGATTATGTATTTCAAACCAGGCAGTAAATCTTCTCATTCTACCGTATTCCTTAATAACCTGTAGATACAGCTCATTTATACCCCATATATCAAATGTTTCATCATCCCAGGGAGTCTCATTCCATGATGGCGCAAAACCCACAATGCATAACTTATCCTTAGTTTTAACCTTTTGGATTTCTTCCGGTAAACATTTACCAGATTCAAATAGTTGGCCCTGTTTCTCCCGGTACATTTTCTCTTTATCTTCATTATATAAACTATATATCTTATCACCCATTGCCTCTAATTTCTGCTCTGTTTTTTGTTCCTCTATCTTATTTTCTAAACTCATCAAAATCTATTAACTCCTCCCTCATTTTAAATATATTATCCTGTGTTTCTAAAAACTTCTTTGTTTTCTCTAGTACTTCCATCCTTAGTTTAGGTATTTCCCTACTGTTTGACCTATAAACTTCATCGGTAATTTTTTGCAGTATAATATACTGCTTATCGCCCATTTCCTCTTGAATAAGATTACCCTTTAGTACCCCGTATCCAGCCTCATAACACGTATTCAGAAAAGAATACGAAGAAAAGTGATAAATATGGGCATTCGAAAACCACTGATCCTTACACATACTTATAAATTTTGTGTATATTATGGGTACACTTAAAACTACTTTAGTTGCCGGATGACATAGACTTCTTAATTCTTTCATGAATACTATCGGATTATATACATGTTCCAGTGTATTGTTACAAATTATTAAATCAAAGTCCCGATGATCCGGAAATACATTATAATTTTTACTAGAAGCAGGTAATCCTGGTTCATATGTAAAAACTTCTGCTTTTGGAACATGGTGTTCTATAAGTTCTATAGATTCAACATCACCCGATCCGACTATTAAAACTTGCAATTTATCATGATTACTGGAAAATACATTATCTCCCACATCACTAAATACAAAACCTAATGTATTCAGAATATGTAATCGAATAGCACCTTCAGGAATCGGGTATATCTTACGATATTCAGATATGCCATCGACTTCTTGATAGAATTGGTTTAAAGATCTGATTGTCATTGGCTCATATTCTTGAGCCAATCCACATAGACACATAACAGTCTTACCGTGAATCATTTTACCGCTATTGTCTAAAATATATTTCGAATCAATTTCATCTGATGACTTTATGGTTTTATCCCATAAAATCAGTCCTCTGTCTAAGTCTCTGCCGCATAAAAAACATTTATGTTTCATAGTTTCATATATCATCACTATTCTCCTTCATATCCATCTTTTCTTAAAATTACTCGTGGTTTCTTTATACTTTATTATACTCATTAATTCTCTTAACTCTCCGGGTTCAACAGACCACTCCCGATCCTTAAACGGTAATGCTCTTGATAAAATAAAATGTTTCTCTATAAATTCTAAATCGTATAAATCTAAAAATGTTTTTATGGCCCGTAATCCTACTGAATGATCCGATATCCCGTCAAATTGAATACCCATTAAATCAAAGTCTATACATTCAATCGGTGTAGGATACATCGACTTACAATACAACCATTTGACATTCTTATTATCCTCATAATCTTCTCTAACTTCTATAATTTCATCAGTTGTATGCATCCCCGTACTGATTAACAATAGATTATTTGGGAAGTATCCAATAACAGCATCTATAAGCTCGATATCCATCATATTAGGTGATGCTATCTTTAGAGCAAATTTTGTTTCTTCTAAGTAATGCTTACGCAGCCATTCACATCTTTGTTCATGAAATATTGTAAACATCGGTGTAATGTTCAAAGGTTTACAAAGTTCAAATATACAATCAACATCCTCTATAGTTAGCTCAGCTAACGATAACCTGGATTTGGTTTCTTCAAAATTCGGATATTCTGGATTTAATTTGTTAGTATCATAAAGCTGAAATTTTATGTAGTCAACATTATTTGCCTCCGCATGTGCAATCATACTCTCATACATAAATTTATTGCCGCCGTGATTACAACAGGCGTCCAGTATCAATTTAGTCATTCATATTCAGCCCCCTCAATTCTTCTAACCCCATCAAAACATATCTATCTGTAGCTATTCTGGATGGCTCTGACTTACCGGCCATGTGCGGAGTTATCAAGCTGCATCGTAAAGATTTTAATTCAGATACTTCCTTTGGAGTATAACTTTCTGTTACATCTAATCCAATGCCGGCTATCTGTTTACTCCTATATGCATGTATAAGATCTTTGACTACAACAATACTTGACCTGGATGTATTAATAAATATTGGTTTTTTCTCACAGATATTAAAGCACTCTTTATTAATAAGATCTTTAGTTTCCTCATTTTCCTTTAAATGAACCGTAATTATATCGCAACGTTTAAACATCCCATATAAATGTTCTTTAGTGGAGTTTTTATCATAGCCAATAGTAGCCATTCTAAATCCTTTCAGCAATTCCATAACTTGTTTTGCTACCCTACCAAATCCAATATAACCAATAAGACTATCTTTTAACTGCCTATTGGTTCTTTTCATTAGACTGAGCATTAGGTATACAGTATGTTCAGCCGTAGACCACACATTATCATATAAAAATTGTTTGTCATCCAGGTATATAATTTCTACATTAGATATCTTTGGTATGTGATTTACATTAGTACACGGGCACAGAATGTACCTTAGTCTAGGATAATACTTTGGATCAAATTTGTCCAAATCAAAGTGTAAATAAATAGCTTCAGCATTTTTGTCTACATTCGTAAATTCCATGGTCTTACTATCTTCTATGTAACGAATCCCAGCCTCTGTCATTTCAGCTAATAACTTAATTTTCATATAATTTCTTCACATCCTTTGTCGTAAAATTTCTCGGTATACGTATTTCTTCTTTTACTTTCCCCTCTATAAGTTCAATTACGGATATGCTGTGCGACCAATGTAAATCAATCCAATTGTTTAATTTATTACCTGTTATCCCCTCATTAAGACATTCAATGTCATATATTAAAACACTTCTGTACTTTAAGAGGTACCTTAAAATGTAGAATGGCATAGCATTGTTAGTCTTAATAATACGAATAAGATCAACGATATCATGGAAGTCTACACTTCCTTTGCTGCCATTTATGGCAAAACCCAGATATTTTCCGCATGTATTACACCTTAAGTCCCATATAGGCTTTTCTTTATCCTTTTTCTTCTCCATCATCATTCCCCTTCTTAACTCTCTTTAGAATCAATTTCTTACCCTCTACAGATGCCATTACATATTCTCTTACGGGATGAAACCGCCAATTAAATAATGCCTCCTTAGGTATTAAAACCTTAACAACATGTTTTTGGCGTTTGCCCTCATCATCTTCTGTAATAAATATTAATCCTAATTCCCCAGTTACATCTTCTATCATAATGGCTTTCTCATCCTTTCTACTACAAGTTCATCGTTATCATTAACACATACCATCAATGATTCTTTTTCCGGATCCCAATGCCAATAATCCATTAACGCTTTAGATATATCTAAATGTAAGGAATATATCCTACCATCAATAACTTTAACTAGATTAATTTCCCCCCATGCTTCAGTTCTCATTCGTCTTCTTTCTCCTTTATAATGGTTTCTACTTCCACCTCTACGGAAGACCGGATACCTGACTTAGCTTGTACACAAACAAATTCCAGAGATGTACATAAACCTGATTTCATATCCGGGATAAATTCTTCGGTTTTAACAAATACCTCTTCCATATCTGGTATATTAGTATATACCTTAGTGTTGCCATCCTTATATGTACCTATTAATTCAAATACATATTCATCATTATCCATCGTTAAATTCTCCTTTATCTTCCTAAAAGTTTTATGTAACCTTGGTTTACAAAATTATCGATTTGCATATTTGTATAACCTTTTAATTTTAACTCTCCTCTTGTCCATGTACCGGATATATGCTCTTGGGTTTCATAGTATGGTTTTGCATATTCACAAGCAAAATATCTGATAGCATCCAAAGCATGGGTTAATTCATGCGGTTCTTTGGATACATCATTGGGATCCTTTTCCGATCTTTGGATTACCGGGATATGGCTTACCAACATTTTACAATTGCTGAAGATCTTTAAAGCTGCCGTTTTAATTGGCTTCCCTGTCTCGAGATCCGGTGTTTCTCGAACACGCAAAAGTTCTTTAAGGCATAACCACCCCTCGACTCGGTCAGTTTTAGTCGTTAGAAAGTTTATACCATGATCGGAAAAGATTTCTAGGGCCGTTTTTCCGGTGTCTTTTTGGCGGGCCCGCATGTCCGGTGGCGCATACCAGTAAACAACTTGGTCGTCTCCTGTTATTTCTAAAATCCGTTTAGCAGCTGAGGAAATGATGTGATCTTTTTCCCAAACTTCTTTGGTTACGTAGAAATTACCTTCGTGGTCATCTGCGATCCAGTATCCCGCCAGGCAATCCAAACCGTAGTCCATGACAAAATACGTATACCAACTAGAAGGAATAACAAAAGGTTCGATAACATGAATATTCCTTTTAAATTCCTTGAAGAATGCCCCCGATAATGCATCCCAGTCACCGTCACGGTGGGCTGCAACCATGTCTTCAGGCATATTGTTAAGCATTTTCATATAATCCGGATCATTTTCCATAAGAACCGTGTTATCCCATACCAGAGCCGGAATAAATTCATAATCATCCGGATCCTCATCCCGCTCATATATCTTATCAATGAACAAACGTTTTATGTAGTGGTGGCTGGGGCCACCGGGATTACATGTATAATAAATTCTGGATACAAAATCAGTCCTAACCGAACGTAAACATGTACCAATGAATCTTAAAACATACTCAGAAAATAGTGTAGCCTCTTCAAATCCAATAACATCATATTCGTGGCCCTGGTACTGAAGGGCACTGGCATCATTATCACAATAACCTAATTTGAGTATTGATCCGTTGTTGAATAAAAAGGCTTTTTGTGATGCCCGGTAGATAGCTATCCCTTTTAGCTCCCGTTGGAGCGGTAATATGTGGTTTGCTTCTAACTCAGGGAATGTCCGCCGCAATAGTAACAGGCGTAAATTCGGATACCGCATTGCAAGTAATGAAAATTTAACGCGTAACCCGAATGACTTCCCTCCCCCACGGGCACCACCGTAAGCAACATATTTCTTGGCTGATTTAAAAAAACGCTTCTGCTTCGGATTTAATTTTACATGTTTCTTAAACACTACCTGGTTAGATAGGGTTCTGGCGTAAATCGTGCTCATTCGCCGCCCCCCTATTCTGACAGGTCTTTTAAGTCCTCTTGTAATTCAAGGTCATTTGTCTGTTCGACCTCTTGTTTGTTACCCCATCTTTCCTTATGCAGTTTAGTAGCCATAAATTGGAGCATATGATTACATGGGGCTACCTTATGTGTTATTTTAGTAACTTCATACACTGGTTTAAAATTTTCATCCAGTATCGGTCTACCATCAGAATCCCGAAGTAGTTCTTCTACTTTTTCCTGGTACTTAAAACCTTCTTGGGATCTCTTTAAAATTGCAGGTTCAATAAGATCTTGCAATAGTGTTGTATCCCCATAGTCCCAGGCGGCTTGAAATTCTTTCATTTTCCGCAAATATACATACATTATCTGTCTACTCGGAAATCCGATCTTAGTAGCTATCTGATCCGCTTTGAATCCTTCAGACCGCCATCTTTGTATATCCAATAAATGATCTCTTACCAGGGCTTCATACCTTTTTATATTATTCTGTAACCGTGTGTCTCCCGATTGTGACATTTTTAATTTCCCCTCTCTATAGATTATTTGGTTGTGGTTTTTTATTTATATATGTATTCTATAGAGTGTGTCTATTTTGGGGTTGTATAATATAACTTTTCAATTAATCCTTTCCAGTTATGGCCATCCCGATTGATTGTCTTCAAATCCTCCAGGTAGATGTTCGCCCATGGGGTCACCTCCCGTAAGATTGTTTCATAATTCTTGGTATCCGGATGAAGTATCGGATGTTGATCAGATGCAAATGTCATCCCGAAGTATCCATATATAGCCCGGGCCAAAGCATCCACAATGCGGGTTTTTTTCACATAGAAATCCGCTACATCAACCGGGTTGTCATGGAACATTATCTCAATCAAACATGCCCATGCATTCGTACATCGTGTCTCAAATAAACCGTCCTTATATAAAACATTGTCTGGTAAGCATCCCCGATCCGTGGATACGGTCAATGGGGCTACGGCGTTATAGATACATTCTGCCCACTTTTTACCCTCGGGCTTGGTTGCATACCAATAATAACATTCTGTGCCTTTGCCGCCGCCCGCATTGGAATGCAGGGCTAAGTGGTAATCGGCTTTTTTATTGTTGCTATCGGCCACCGTCTGCTCTAAGGTCATGGATCCGGTATTGCGATATATAATAATGTCTCCTTTTTCTTCCTTGAGCTTTACTGCCAGCATATCCGCCAAGGACTGCATTTGGCTTTCCTCTGTCCCGTATCCGTTTACACCAATGTTTTTCTCTTGGGTACTTGCTGATATATACAAAATTTTACTCATTTGTTTCCCTCTCTAATCTGGCGATTTTTCTCTCTAGTTTACCCATTCTATCTTTACGCTGCATATCACCTATATTAGTAATAGTACTTTCTATAGTGTTTATACTCAACTCTATATTCTCTAGTGTCGAGTTAATATGTGTTACCATTGCTAGTATTTTTCCGTCATCCAATGAACATCACCCCCCTTTGAATAGGCTAGCTTCATCTACAGTTATGTATTCGGCTTTTTGATAAGGATACCATAAGTCATTTGCAGTTACGGGATCAGGTATAACTATATTAAGTTTTTTTGCTGTTTGCTTAACCAATTGCTTACTTTTTTCTGAATAGCAAACTATGGTTGCCCCCATATGCGCACTTTTTCTTATGAGAAATTCTGTTTTAGCTGATCTCGGTTTCATGGTCGTTTTCTCTCCTAAAATTTTTTGGCGGTTACCCCCCTATTTGAAAATGTAGGTTTGCCGGGGTAACCTTGTGGCCGTAATTTATTCTTTCATATAGTATATCCTGGGCTTAAAGTCGCGTCTTGTAGATCTTAAACAACACATAATAAATCTAATAGCATACTGGGACATCTCCTCGGCATTAACAAATCCTATAACATCAAATTCTTGCCCAGAATAGTAACCACACACATAATCATCCGTCTCACTGTGTCCAATCCTTAATATAGATCCATTACTAAATAAAAAGTATCTTCGAGATTGGTTCCATTGTACCCATTTGTCTATAGACACCAGTTCCCGTTGTAATGGTTCTGTAGTATCAGGAAGTTTCTTATATACCAATAACAACTTTAATTTGGGGTATTTCTGAGCTAACTTGTAGAATTCCTCTATTTTGTGTTCCATATGCATTTACTCCTTACAATTTTATTTGGGCTACCCCCCTATTTGAAATGTTGGCTTTCTTGGGGTAACCTAGGTTACATTAATTGGTTCTAGCGCTTACTCTTAAAATAAATGTGACGTTGGGGCCAATGGCGACCTAGTTCATGCCTTCTGCTCCACCCCCCGGGGGCGAAAAGTTTTCCTGGGGTCGGCCCCCACTTCGTAAAAAATGTCATCGAATGAACACTTTAATGCAGCCATTATACGCGCACGTACTACCCCCCTAGGAAACCTGCTATTTTCCTCTATACTATATAGATAATTAACTGATACCCCTAACTTAGTAGCCATATCAGTAAGAGTCATATAACGTGCTTCTCTATACTCTCTTAGTTTGTTCTTAAATGCTATCTTATGATTAGGTCTTAGTGCATACTTATCATATATTTTCTTGTTATTATCTTTCTTATCCATTGCATCATTCTCCTTCATAATTATCATAATCGAATGTTACATAATGAGACGATCAATATCATAATGTAACTTTCATTTTGCTGTTTTTGTCCCGAATTGTTCTAAACCCTCTAATAAATCAAATGTGAATGTTACACAATATAGTTATGTAACATTCGATATTTTATGTTCATCTCTATCTAATACATTGTAAGTACCTTCATAAAATTGCTTTACTGCCTCTCTAACTACATCCTGGGCCGATAAGCGAAATATTACCCCCAAATCTATTATATTTTGATAAGCAGTCGAACTCACCCAAGTCTGTAATTTCTTCATACCTTTGTATGTATCAGCCATTTGTTGCCCTCCTTTTTACTATTATTGTTATTACAAACATTTTAACATAGTATTAATGCTTTTGTAACGCATTTGTTAACATTCGTCCCGAATTTCCAGTTATGGGATACTATAACAAATGTAAATATATGGTGTTCACAATTTGTTCGCCCCCTTCAACGCCTGTTATCCCCTGACTTTGAGTCGATTTTTTGGCACTTGCAACTTGTTAACTAAGATTTCTATTAATTATAATATAATTTTTTTTTTTATATGCAATATTTTTCTTTTTAGGTTAGTATACATATATTACCTATATCAACTACATAATTATACACTTTTTATATTTATTTTTTTTTATTTATACTTTATATAATATATTAGTTGCTTAGTTAACAAATGGTATCTAAGCAACTAATAGCCTCAAAATTTTGTTAACTAAGAATGTTACTAAGATTTTATTTGTTAACTAGGTTAGTTAACAAATCTATGTGATTCAGGGGGTAACTGGAGTCGACAAGATCTTCAGTTTTGGAAATTATGGAAATAATCTGGTTGTCGAAGTACACATGTGTTTAAGTTTGTGGTTGATGCTGGGTCTAGTGGTAATGTGTGTTTATAACACTTATAAAATGCTTCCATATTTTGACATCTCTGTATTATTTATGTAATATATGTATCAAATGCCTACATTTGCCATAGTCTCACAAAGTGTCAAAAAAATTTTGTTAACTAACATTTTTCTTGGTAACATTGTTAGTTAACAAAATTTTTTTTTGATATGTTGTTTTTACTATAATATTCCTGGTAAATGATTATACAGGGGTTATTTACCATCGAATATGTATTGCTTTCTGTAAAATATAACCAAGTTTCCAGATTTGGTGTTCTTTTGGGAATAGGCTCACTTTTCGCGCTCTATTTGTCGTTTTTTCAGACCTTTATTTCTACCGCTATTACCAGTATTTTACTCATATTTATGCAAAACACTGTATATTTATTAACCCATAACATTATTATCCAGAGAAACATTCATTTGTTTAGATAATTCACAATTTGTTCACAGATTTGTTCATATTCTGTTCACAATTGTAACACACACCTCCAACAAAGTTATACCGGGCAATTCATCAAAAGTGAACAACCCCAATCAATACTCTCAGTGTACCTAATCTCGTCAATTTTTTTTCCTTAAATTATGTCTCATTCGCTCCCAACATTATCCAACACACTATATTCTGACAAATTGACTACCCCTCCCAACATTCCACACACATTTAATCAGGGGGTAGCTACACAACCACATATTTTTGTCACCACTGCCAAACTATTTTTCAACATATTGCCCCCTATTTCAACATATCCCCTAATGATAACCAATTTAACTAATAACATTATTATCCATATAACCGATACACAATATTTCCACATATTTTCTTCACGGCGCCGTAAACCGCATCACTACTAGCACCCATCTTTGTAACAAAACTGTCATTTGACAAGTTACGTAACTTGTCATAAACTATTTATTGTCAGCACGGCGGCGACAAAATAAAAACTGACATCCGCTGACAATAATTAAATACATGGGGAGGTAGATAACAACTAAATAAATCGATAAATCAATCAACAAATTAACTAATATCTTTTGATCTTTGAAAACTAAATACAGCGGGTTATAACGATAGCACGAGGCAACCACGGCCATGACCTATTTAGTACGAAAGTAGCCATCTACGGACAGCAAGCGGCGAAATCATACCTGAATATTTAGCAGTGGGAAACAATCATCATTATAACAAGAGTATAAATAAATTTTTAATCTCTCTAATGAGGGGGTAACAGGCCAGATATGGATTCAAGTTCCATTACCCCACTGATTAAATAAAATCAACAAATAAAAAATAAATTAAAACCACGGGAGGAAAAATAATTATGAGTAACTATTTAAACCAAAAATTAAAACACAATAGAAAGATCCAAAAAAGGATTAGGATCCTATCATACATCAGAGATAACATAAAAAATCTGGATGAGGACGATATATTAAACATAACTGAAAGTTCAAAATTCATATTTAATGCAGCTACAAACCAAAGTGAGACTATAAAAACATATGTGTATGCTGATGAATTTTATGTTAACCTGGATGACCTAATAATTAAACTTAAAAACCGCCTGGAAAGCAATACCCAAGACATAGCATATGATTTATTACACACTAAAATTAACTTATAAATAACAATAAAAAAGGGGGAAATTAAAAATGATGGATAATAGTTGGAAATACATTTACATTAACGCCAAAGCACTTGCAAAAAAACTTAATATGGGGGAAATATACACTAAGAGTAAATATCCCGAAGTTAAGAAATCATCAATGAAAGTAATAACCAGCGTATTACAAAAAACATTAGAAGTTAAAGTAGGAATCGTTCCTAAAGTTAGCGCACCATCGTTTAAAGATTACATACAATTAACATATGACTGGGACTTACTACACTTCGACCGCAATAGTGAATACGAAAATGTATATGATTTTGATAGAAATTTCATAAACCACTTAAAAGTCGTTAGAGATTTATTCTTGGAAGAAGGTTTTGATTACCTGGATATATCAATAATAGACAATCATCATTCATAAACTAAGCTTAAAAGGGGGTAGCATATGAAATTATGACAAGCGGGTTTACTACCTACTACCCCATTCCTTACACCAAAAGGAAAACAAAAATCAACAAAAAAAATATAATTTACAAGGAGAGATTTGATTATGACTAATTATTTAACAAACAAAGAATTAAAGGGATTATACGAACAAAAAATTACCAAGGAATGGCTTGACAGGATTTATATTTCCAATGATGAGTTTTTAAACCTGATTGATAATTACCTTGTCGGACAAGACCTCAGCTTTCATCTTGCCGAGACAATCAATGAACAACTACAGGCCACCTACATCAGCGACAACTTGAAATATAATGTTACTACCTCATTTTGTCAAATAAAAGAATATGCTAAATTAACTAAACAGCCAGGTTTTAACCACAAGAAAGTCGGGATAAATCACTATCGCATAACTACAGATAACTACATTATTTACTTAGAGACTGATTGGCTTAAAATAGTTGACTTAAAACATAAATTTGACGAAAACTATTAACAGGGATAGTAAGTGAAATCTTAACAAGGGGCCTGATACCCCCTATCCCATTTCATTCCCAAAGGGAATTGATAAACAAAAATCAACAAAAAATATAATTTACAAGGAGAGATTTATTATGAAAATTGGAAAAATAAGAATAAGCATTATTGACATTATTGGTACCATATCGTTTTTAATTGGCCTACTGGCTATTACCGGGAATCTTCAATTTGCCATTGATGGTTTCTATAACGTCGGTGATCCCGAAGCTATCCGGGGAACAATGAATTATTATGTATGGCATTTCGGTAACATATTTAGCTTAGTTGATATATTATAAAGGGGAGGTGAAAAAACTATGGATTTAATTGATTTGGAAATGCTGCTTCAAAGGAAATTAGAAAGAAAAATATTTATCCCATTACGCAAATTACATATGGAAATCTATGTAAGAACGCAATGCATAAGACCTGAAGAGACATATTACAACCCCTACGATATTATTAATAGTCGTACAATGTGGGCAATATTCTAACAAGGAGACAATTAAATGTACAATGAAACAATAATATACAAAGGTATAATATATGTAAGAGTATCTATAGTAATGGCAAAATATGCCTTTAAGGGGGCCTTTCCTATCCTGGTAATACTATCAAAGTTTTATATTACGCCTGACGATTTGGGTATAATTGCCAATAGAAAGCTGGAAGAAATAAAAGAAAAGAAAAATAAATAAAAAAAGGAGATAATTTATGACTGATCAAATAAAAAAATATTTAGAATCCTTAAATTGGGATGGCGTTAATAGGGTATACACCCTATTAACAGACTATTTCACGGTAAAAGAAGGTAGCACCGACGTTAAAACCATGGAATACATACTAACATTAACTGTTAACCGGCTATATAATCCCGGGTGTACGGTGCCTATGCTTCCTATTTTAAAGGGCC